ACACGCTTGTATAAGACGTATTCGTATGTTTCTCCATTTACAACTTTAAATTTTTTCTCGCTCATTATACCATCCTCACTTCAATACCTTTTTCTTTAGTAATTCTAGTCATGTGGGCTGTGCCCCGACCACCCTTAAACGATAACAATAAATCAAGCCCATGATCTAACATTTGTTTATTACGAATTGGTCCAGCAGATCTACCGTGCATTTCCCAATTAGCGTGATAAATGAAAACAGGAACTTTTCTTTCGGTTGCCCATTTGCGAGCAAACTCATCTACTCCTGTGGCATCACCAACAATTATTTTCACATTAGAATTTGTGTGGTAAATATTATCTAACACTTGCCAAACATGAGCTTCTTCTTTATAATCTCGACCGCCAGTCACACCTACATTCATTATACCATCCTTGAGAAGTTTTTAACTTTCTCGAATCTAATGACATTTCTAAACTTATCCATTAATAAATCTCCTTTGTGTGAGATTACGAACACATTATCATTTAATGTATCGATTAACTTCATAAATTCTTCAGTGCCACTATTATCTAGCGAGCTGTCAAATACTTCGTCAAGGATCAACAAATTAGTATTCATGCTGCTCTTCATTTTCGCAACAGCACGCCAAGTGAACAATAAAGCCAAATCAATTCTTAACTTTTCACCTTCTGAGAAGTTCTGGTAACTAAAGTCATCTCTGTGACGAGACTTAATAGTTTCTTTAAACTCTTCATCGATCTCAAAGTTCACAAAGAAGTCCATCGATGCCAAATACTTATTCACCAACTTGTTTATAATTGGTAGATATTGTTTTACAATTTTGGCTTTAATTCCAGAATCTTTTAATAATGTAACGGCAACATCGATGTAATTCTTTTCTTCAAGAAGTGTTTTCTTTTCTTCGTTTAATTTCTCCAATGTATCAACCAAGTCTTTAGAGACGCTTAACATATCATCACTTAATACTTTCTTATTCTTAAGTTCTTCAATCTCTTTCAATAACTTTTTAGCATATTTCTGAGAAGTTGTAATAGTAGCGTTAATTTTGGTGATCTCGCTGTTATGATCGTTAATTTTTTTATTAACTTTCGCGATCTCCTGCAATCTTTCGCTTAATTTATTATAGTCTTCTTGCAGCTTATTCAGACCACTTACATAAGTGCTTTGTTTTTCATTCAATTCTTCTAACTTTTCTTCTTTGTTATTGATCGTTTGATGACAAGTTTGACAGACATCATTATTAGCATAGAAACTAATTTCTTTATCCGTCTTTGTAATATTTTGTTCAATCTTTGCTTCTAGTTGACCAAGTTTCTTTTGTTTAGATTTAACACTATCTTCATCAGAAACTTTTGTCATTAAATGATCAACATGTTTTTGAATTAAACTTACATCTTTAGAAAGCTTTTCAATGTTAGCAATTTGATCATCATAATCTTTTTGCTTAGACTCAACTAATTCAGTATTATTCTTTTTCGCTTCCTCAATGTATTTTTTCTGCATTTCAATTTTAGAAAGCGTTGAATCAATATTTGATTTAAGTTCAGCTGCTCTATTCTTTAAAGCAGTTGCCTTATCTTTAACAACTTGATTCATTGAAGAGAATACATTAATGTCTAATAGATCTTCAATAATAGTACGTCGATCATTTGCTGACAGTTGCATAAAAGGAACAAATGAAGATGAACCTAATATGACAATTTGTGTAAATGCTTTGTAATTAAAACCAAGAATCTGACTTTCTAAAATATCTTGATAGTCTTTAGATGCTGCTTCTTGGTTCAGCATTTCACCGTCAGCCCAAATTTCAAATATGTTTGGCTTAATTCCACGGACTACTTTATAATTTTTATTATGTGCTCTAAAGTAAACCTCAACCACACAATCTTTACCATTGATTGAATTGATAAGATTAGGTTTGTTAATTCCACGAAATGGTTTGCCGAATAAAGCAAATGTCAATGCATCAAGCATTGTTGATTTACCAGCACCATTAGTCCCAACAACTAGATTGTTAGGATGTTCGTTTAATTTAAGTTCGGTAAAAACATTTCCTGTTGAAAGAAAGTTTTTCCATTTTAAAGTTTTAAATGTAATCATTGATCTTCTAAATGTTGGGCTTCAAAATATATCTTATGCATCAAAGTCTTTAATTTATTTTTATCTAAACTGACTTCTATCGTGTCTATAACTTTATCTAAGATTGTAAGAGTATCATCAGATTGATCAACAATATCATCATCAGATATAGTAGAGTAATCTGTAAAATCCTCAACAATTGTTATATCAAGTGGCGCTGCTTTATATAAGTTGTCTAAAAACATATCATACAAAACAGGATTAGTTTTATTGGCTACAATGACCTTGACCATTGTGTTGCTGTATTGACTTAAATCCATATTTGAAATAGAGTCAAGAGTTTCAGTCTTATCATCATAAACAATCTTATGGAACATTCTATATGGATTTTCAATAAAATCTAATTCACGTGTATCCGTATCAAAGATATGGAATCCACGTTTATCATTATAATCTGCCCAAGTCATTTCACCTGGAGTTCCAACATAAGTGATAGTTCCGTCTGTGCTCTTGTGGTGGAAATGTCCACTTAGAACTATATCATATCCGCTTAACAGACCACGATCCATGCCATCATGGCAAACATTACCCTTGTCCATTTCAAACCCAGCAAGTTCAAAATGCCCAAAACAAATTTGAGAACTGCTATTCTTAATGAAATCTTTAATTTCTTCTTCGTTCTCTTGGCAGATCCAAGGAATTACATCAATACTAGTCTCATCAATATTTTGTGTTGATGGCGCATCATATACTGTAATGTTAGGATATTCTTTTAATAGAAGTTGAGGAGAATTAACTTCTAATGTATTCTTGAACGCAATATCGTGATTTCCTAATAATACATGTAATTGTATGTTGGCCTCACGCATCGGATCAAAAAAATACTTACGGCTCAGAGCAAGTGTCTGAAAGCCAATAAATTTTCGGCGATCAAATAAGTCTCCCATTTGAAAGACAACATTAATATTATTCTCTTTTAAATACGGGAAGAAAACCTCTTCGTAGAATTTACGATAGAGATTATGGAAGGGAATAGAATCCCCACGCATCCCGAAATGAGCATCACCAAGAATAGCAATTTTCAAAATATAATTCCCAAATAGAATTTAATTCAACTATTATACCTTAAGACCTTGTAATAGACAAAATCTTTTTTAGTTGTGCTTCAACTACTTGTTTTCTATTTGGCCATTTGATCATAACTTTGTCTGGATCTTTCTGTAAATTAGATAGAAATGGAACTATGATTTTCTCAACTTCTTCTAACTTTTGTTTGTAAGTCATTTCAGTTTGAGAAGCGGCAGATGAAGCTGCTTGTGTAATCTGTTCATTGATTTCATTTTCATGTAAAAATGAGAATCCGAAATCTTCATTAGAAGGAGGAGCAGGTTGAAATTGTTGTTGTGGTTGTGGTGGTGTAAAAGGTTTGTAAACTGGAATGTTCGGTTTTTGATCGGAAACTTTATCCAGATTACTAAAGCTGTTAAGTGGATATTCTAAATTACTCATTGGTTAATTCCTCATCAAATAATTGGCTTTCTTTTTTCTTTGCTTTATCTTTCTTTGCTTTTTTAGTTTCTTCAAACTTCTGTATAAACTCTGATATGTTTTCATACATTTCAAATTGTTTATAGTTACTACCAGATTCTTCTAATTCTGATTGTTCATATTCATTCAAAATACCAATCTGTTCAGTAGATTTATATTTCACATACAATTGTTTTTTTTCTTTATGAATGCGACGAATGAAAGCGAAGTAAATAATTTGTGTAAAATATGCAAAGGGATTATTAGATTTCTTTGGATCAAAATTATCAAAGTACATAATACAATTTTCAATACCATCGGCAATCATTTCATCTCTGAAAGAATACATTACAAAATTTGGTTTGTGAGAAAGGTTCTCAGCAATAAGCATTAAGCATTTGCCGATGTAATCTGGAATCTTAGGCTTCTCTGTGCCCTCACGTTTAGCTTTCCTACATTGCTTTTTGTAAAGCTCGATCGTCTTTAATAGATCAGCATTATTTACATAATGATTTTTCTTTGCCATAAAATAATTTGCCTTTTACATCTGTGTTCGGTATAATCAAGAGTGTCGGGTTTGAAGTGTAGATCAATTAGGTTTATCTTTAGAACTCTTATTAAATGTAATAATCTTTCCACTCTTATCATTACCTACTCTTTCAGGAGTCTTAAACGGAGTTTGATCAACAATAAGATCAAATACTACCGCTTTGTAATGGTCTTCAATATCCTTTTCAATATCAGCTACAAGAACAACATCTCTCTTGCTGATTTTAACTTCATTCATTTTAACAATGCCTTGAGGCAACCAATTATACATTACAATCTGTTGTTTGTTCATATGAACATCAACATCTATAACAAGCATCATTGGATTTTTCAATTCTATTGATGATGCAGATTCACCATTAATTTCTGTAATAATATCATCTCCGTTCTTTAAACGGACAAATTTAATTTTCTGTTCAGCGTTAGTCATTTCTAATTGGCACCTTGTATGTATGAATCTTGAATTTCTCTTCATGATACGTTTTCATTCTAATAGCATAATGATTTAATGTATAGTTTACATAATCATCGATGCGCAAGTCATCAGCAATATCATAAAGGCTTGCTTTATCTTTTCCTTCTCCCAGACGTAGTCCACGTCCAATAGATTGTAAGTTACGAATCTTAGATTTTGATGGTGATGCGAATATAATATTATGTAGGCGTTTTATATTAATGCCTGTAGAGAAGACACCATAAGACGCAATGATAATTGCGTTGTCTTCTTTCTCAGTAATACGTCTTACTGCTTCACGATCTTCAACTTCAGTTCCGCCAAATACAAAAAAGACCTTACGATTAGGCTGATTTTTCGTAAGTTCTTGAATCATATTATATAATATTTTTCCGTGTTTGTCAATATATTGGAAGAGAATTAAAGTGTTTCCATTGAGTTCATTCGCTAATCTAGCGATAAATCTGTTTCTTCTAGGATGAGTTACAATGAAGTCCATTTCTTCATGGAATTTCATTTCTTTAACAGCTTTACAAACTTCTTCTGGATATTTTAAAATAATACAACTAATTTCTAAATCAGAAACAAGTCCACGATCCATTAATTCTTTTGTTGTAGTTAATTTTACAGTTGGACCAAAGTGTCCTTCAACTACAAGTTTATGCACTTCACCATCAAGAGTTCCTGTTGTGCCAACTCTATAAGAAGCTTTTGTTAGCTTCTTCATAATAGCACCTAAGCGATCTGCTTTGTAACCGTGAGCCTCGTCACCGATTATAAATTCAAACTGCTCAAAAAAGCTTTTAGGATATTCGTGAATAGATTGCCAAGTTGAAATTGTCAAGTTCTTAGTGATTCTTTTATCTTGACCTTGATAGATTTTTTGAACGTGATTGTCAACATCCCATCCATTGGCTGATGAATAGTCTTTAAAATCATTGTACATCTGTTCAACAAGAGAAACAGTTGGAACAACTAGCAGACCTCTTTTGACTCCATTGCTAAACAGATAACGATGGATCATGTAAATCATAAGAGACTTACCTGATGCTGTTGGAGATAACAACAATACTTTGCGGAATCTTATTGTTTTAAGCAAAGCATTAAGCTGATAGTCGTGAGGTGTGATTGGTTTGCCGTTAGAATGGAGCTGTAATGATTCGGCAAATTGTTTTGCTTCTTCTAATTTAAATTGATTAAACGATTGTACGTCAGGCGCTATAAGATAATTATAATTGCGCTCTTTACAGAAGTCTCTAAGATATTTTACTAGACCACCATAAAGTTTGTTAGTCTTTTTAGAATAGAGATATATCTTACCGTCCCAAATTCTCTTTTTGTAGAGAGGACTAAATTGATAGTTTTTGGAATAGAAAGAAAAGAAATCCGAAAGCTCGGCTGAAATACTTTGTTCGCATTCAACTTCTACATATACTTCATCTAGTTTACTAACTATAACAGCGTTAACTTTGTCCATGTACAAATCTCTCAAATTCTATAAATGCTCTTAACTGATAAGTTCTAGCATTAATTTCTTTAATAATCATTTCACAAGCAGTTACACCTTGCTCGAATAAAACTTTTCTTGCTGCAATCTTTGAAAGATCACCGTCGGATTCAAGATAAGTGTTAAGATCAGACTTTAGTGTAAATCTAAATGGTTCCCAGCCGTATTTCTTAAGTTCATCTTCATCAAGACGACCGTTATAATATTCCCATTTAATCTTTTTCATTCTAGCATATTCAAATGAACACTGTTTAGCAGCAAGTGAATTTGCCATATGTTGTTTAACATACTTAGAATGAAGAATAGGAGTTCTTAATAACTCTTTTCCTGGATCGGTTTCATCGATCTTAGAGTCTTTTTCCCACATCTCAATGAGATCTTCAAGTGCCATCGGTTTCATAATCACTCACAATAAAAACAAATAATTACTATTATACTCTAATTATGTTGAAATAGCTAAATTTAAATGATGCTTCGCCGTAGATAATTGTATCGGCATCTTTTTCAACATCTAAATCAATTCCCGATAAACTGACAGGGAAACAATCTATGAATTTAATTTTAAAGTTTTCGTTGTTTTTATTTGTATAGATTGACAAATAAGCGTCACTGTACTGTGGAGGAAGTGAAGTTGTCCCTGGAGGCAATGCGCGATTTTGTAATCTTAAATTCACATATTCTTCAAAATCATGAGGGAATGACATTCCGCGAATCCAATCATGCACACCTTGCCATGATCTGTAATCTTCATCTATAATGAATTTAATATCTAATGTCTCATAATGTAAACGGTCGCCTGGAGTGAATAGTTCAACAAATGCTGTTGGTTGTGGAACCATATCAATATGAAATCCTGGAATGTTTACACCATGACAGAAAAATGTCATATCTGGTAAACGGTCAAAGTGTAATTGAAACTTTGTACTTTGTGCTGGATTTTGATTTGATGGAGCTGAGCCGATTGCCATGTGTTATTTACGACCTTTAATAAATCCTGAAGGAATTTCATCATCTATCCTTATTCTTTTATTTAGGGTTCCATTATTAACCCATATTCTATTTTTTGCATGTCCACCATTAATTTGAGATAGTTTTATTTTATTTTTATGTTCTTGAGTTTTTGGTTTTCTTAACTTAGTTGATTTTTTATAACCATTAACAAACTTAGGTCTTTTTGTACCATTAATTCTTTTATGTCCTGATTGAGTTCTTCCTCTATGAAAACCTTCTGGTATTAAAAAATCTTTATGGATGCGAATATTTGTAGCGCCATCTGTGACCCAGATATATTGTCTACCGCGTTCAGCATTTGCTAGATTTTGCGTTAATGTTCTTTTCTCACCTTTTTTAGCTAAACTGATTTTCTTTGCTGTTTCGGGAGAACAAGGACCAGTTCCTTCTCCGCCTAGAGTCATATTATAACCTGAACCGAACGATTCATATTCCTTTACGAAATAAGGTTCCATTTCTTTTAAAGTATGTTCTCCGTCCCAAGATTCATAAAGAGTTTTGATTGAAAAGTTTTCCCAACCATATTTCCTAATAGATTGATGTATTAGATAATTAGATCCTGTTCTTGCTGCGCTTAGATGACCGATTAAACGTTCTTCTACGTCGTTAGAAGTATATCCAACATAATGTTTATTGGTAATATTATTAGTAATTAAATATATCTTGTGCATTTATATTTGCCATAAAAAAAGAGGGTAGATTCCTCTATCCTCTTTAAAGGAGAGTAGATTTCTCTACTCTCTATTTATCTCCTGTATCGGAGATTTATCGTTATATTAACAACTATTTCAAATTGGCAACGATAAACTTGCGATAATACACATTGGTATTATTCGTAAGAGCGCCAAGACCTTGAGTTGTACCTTGTGCGAATGGGTTTGCTACGATACCATAACGTGTCTTGAAACCAATTTTTGGTTGATAAGTGTTAGGATCGATAGCACGTACCATTTGTAGAGGAACGTATGGGCAATAGAATAGACCAGCGTCATATGCTACATTACCCTTGTATCCAGTTACAACGTAGTCAGCACCAGCGACAGAATATGGATCAACATATACTTTTACGCGACCGAATAGAGTACCAGCAAATGTATTGCCTGTATCGTCAACGGTTAGGTTGGTGTTGTTGGTTAGAGCTGATTGATAGTCTAGAAGACCTGACATTGCTAATGCTGATGCCACATCTGTTGAACAGATGATCATGTTGCCCTTTCCTCTACGGGTATCTTTAGCAATTTTGTTAGCTTCGCGTTCGATTTGGAAAATTAGAGACTTATATGTCTCAACTTGCCAACGACCTGCTGTATCGCCACCAGTTACTGCTAAGTTGAATAGACCTGGAACGTTAGAGTATTGTGCACCTGGAACAGCTGTTGCGTAGATTGTACGAACAACTTCACGGTTGATTTCAGCAAGAATTTCAGTTGACAAAATATTTGCCAATTCTGTTTCTGCGTCTAGACCATGAACTGCTTTAAGGTCTTGTGCCAATTCGATGGTGTAAGCTGCTTGTAAGCCACGTGTGTTAGCTGTAACAGTTACTTTTTCGATTGAGAAGCCCATTTGGTTCATAGTATATGCACCGCCAAGATCTTCACCTTGAGCATTGGTGAAACCGTAACCAGTGTTAGCTAGACCAAAGATTGAGCTGTTTGACTGACCGCCAGAGATAGACAAGTTAGCATTTGCAGCAGCACTGAATGCTGTGAAAGTACCAGTACCTGAATATGCAGTGTTAGCTTCGTTAAATAGAGCTTCGGTATATACGTTCAAGCTTGAGTTTGCACCAGCATAAACTGAACGCATTGCGAAGATCAAACCTGTTGGACCTGTCATTGGCTGAACGCCGCAAACATCATAAGCCATTAGGTTTGGTAGTGAACGACGAACCAAGCTGATTAGGATTGGGTCGAAACCAGCTACTGGACCACCAGCATATGCACCGCCACCATAACCGCCTGTACCAGCTGAGTTTGGTGGAATTGTTTCGTTAAGAATACCAGCTTCTTCCTTTAGTGCCTTTTCTTGGTTTTCTAGGATGACAGCAGTAACGGCACGACGATATGGATCTTTGATAGATGGCATATCAGCGTGGTCCAATACTGGTGCCCACTTATTTTGAATTGATTCTGATAAATACATTTTCTTTAATTTCCTTTGTTGTAGAGTTCAAT